TGCCGCTGCCGATGCCGCTGCCGATGCCGCTGCCGATGCCGCTGCCGCTGCCGCTGCCTATGCCGATGCCGCTGCCTATGCCGGTGCCGATGCCTATACCGCTGCCGCTGCCGATGCCTATGCCGCTGCCGCTGCCGCTGCCTATAATAAAGCTCGCTCCGCTCGCTTTAAACAAATGGCTGATAAATTAATTTCGCTTCTTAAGGAAGCAAAGTAAAAAATACGCTGGGTGCGATTGCATGATCCGCACAAACGAAAGGATATTTATGAGTGAACAAGAAGTAAATCAATTAACAGTAGTAAACCAGGCAATGACGCCGGAGGATTTCGGACGAAATCGAAAAGAACTTTTAAAATTCGTTGCCAGCCAATTAAAGGAAACAAAGACTGGAACTAATGGAGACTATGGTGTTATTCCTTATGTTGGAAAAGGTAAAAAATCTCTTCTTAAACCAGGAGCTGAAAAGCTGGCAAAGCTTTTTGGATTATCAATTGCGTATGAGAAAATAAAAGAGATAGAGGATTTTGAGAAAGGGTTTATTTTTTATAAGTACAAATGTACTCTTACTCATTTTGTCACTGGAAAGTTTGTTGGCGATGCTATTCGTCAGAGTAATTCAAAAGAAAAAAGTTTTGGTGGTGAGAGTGTTTATGAATGTGCCAATAAGGTGGAAGCAAAAGCTCAGAAGAGAGCACTTGTTGCAGCCATTGTACAGGCAACAAACGCCAGTGATATTTTCGATGCTGACACTAGCGATTTTGAAGAAGAAGCACCAAATAAATCTACAACAGCAGAAGAAGATCCGCGGCGCAATAGGTTAATGGCAAAACTTTATGCAACAGCATCAGCTCATGGATGGACAGATGCTTGGATACATACTGCAGTCACAAAAAAGTGGGAGGTAGAATCGCTCACAAATCTTTCAAACGAACAAATTGAATTCCTCACAGAGTTTATTCTTGAAAAATATGTCGAAGTAGGGAAGGGGAATAAGCCACAGCTTCGCGAAGCTGTTACTGTAAATTCATCGAATGAAACAGCAAAAGGCGTGGAAGTTACTAACCCAGAATCACAAGAAAGAATAGAGGCAGATATTGTCGACACAGAAGATAAGCAAGTAAAACATTGTCGCAATACAAAAAAGCATGGCGATGAAGAAGTTGTAGTTCCAGAGGGGAGCGATCCTGATTGGTTTTGCGATAAAGCCTGCCAGGATGAATACTGGGGAGAAGATGTTAAAAAGAAATCAAGACTTGAGGAATTTATAGAGGAAGGTAAAAAGAAAAAAGCAGCGGAGGAGGCAGTCGTAGCATGAGTAAAGTTTGTGTAAAGTGCGGTTTTCGATTGCCGATAAGTAAATTTTATAAACACTTTAATAGAAACGGCATTCAATATTGGAAAAAGAAATGCAAGTCTTGTATGAAGGAGGAGCGCGATGGTTTGTCCTGAATGTAAAAAAGAAAGGAATTCACATTTTGACAGGGAAGCAATACGACTTTTGCGCCGTTGCGTTGATTGTAAAATTGCCTGGGAAAATCGACCAGAGAACGATCCGGCAAATAATAAATATGTTATCGATTATTCCTACACTGAAACTGGTTCAGCTACTATTTATGCTAAATCAAAAGAAGAAGCTAAGGAGCAGTTTGAAGATGAATACATGGATGTTGGTGAGTACGATATAGATTCAATAACTGAAACTACCAGAGAAGAATTAAACGAAGAATTTTTAAAAGTTCACAGAGAGCAGATACAGAGAAGCATGGGTAATCCAGCAATATGAAACTAGCAATTAAGAGAATTATTTATAGCATTGTTAATTGGTATTTGTGTTATGAGTTTCTTAAAATTGAAACTAGAGAGGAGGTGAGAAGTATCAAAAGCAAGAAATTATTATTATTTGGAACAGGATTTTTTTTGGGAGTCCTGTTTGTACTTATCAATGCGCTTAATGCGTCCGCACATCATAGTGATAAAGTAACTGTTTGTCACAAAACAGATTCAAATACAAATCCGTGGGTTGAACAAACTATTAATGCAAACGAGCTGCAAAGCCATTTGGCAAACGGCGATTTTTTGGTTAATAGCGATCATCCCTGTCCACCTGTCACACCAACTCCTACTGTTGAAGATGTTAGTCCGTCACCAACTGTTGGTTGTGGGATAGATCAGGATTGTATTACCCCAACTATAACGACTGATCCAACGGCAACACCAAGCGCAACTGACACCCCAGCGCCTCAAGGTAGTGCCGGATCCAGTGGACCTATTGACGATGGTTTGGGCTGTGGGCATCATAGTTGTGCGCCCGCTCAAAGCGCTCCCAAAGCGCCGCCACAAACAGGAAGAGCAGAATAGTTTTCTGTTAGCGTACTTACTCCGGTAGGTACGTTAATGAAAAGTATTTAAGAAAGGAGAAATATGGCAACAAAAATAGCAATTGATGCACAAACTGTAGAAGAAAGGTTACTAAGATTAGAGTTAGCAGCTGGTCTTGTTCTTAATTTCATGGTGACGCCTGAGATCGTAAAGCTTACCAAAATGCCAATTGAAATTGAGAACATTATTAATGCTTACCTGGGACAATTTGCAAAAGAAATGGAGCAACGCGAGAAAGTTGAGAAAGGAAATTAATGGAGCGCAATATTCTTTTCTTTTTATATGGCTTGATGATTTTTCTTTATGGTTTATATTTGTGGGCAGAGGTTGATTTGTCTGCAACAAACGCTGAGTATTCAATACTAGAAAGTAAAAGCGCTGCCATTCATAAACAAAATATGGAACTAAAGAACCAACTTTTACAAAAAGAATCTTATTATACAATTAACCAAGAGGCGCGAGCGCAAGGATTTGTGACCGCACCTATCATAACCCCATGAAAACATTAAATCGAGAACAAAGATTGGATCTATTTAGGAAACTTGCAGCTATGCCTAAATTTGAGAAACTGCCTAAACGATTGCAGGATGCTTTAACCTACATGGCAGCGGGATATACTGATGAAGAATTGTCAAAGATGTATAAAATTTCTCATGGCACACCTTGGAGCTATCGCGAATCTATTTTTAAAAAATATGGTTTGAGAGTTTACAATGCTAAGAAATGGGATACGCACACCCAGGGATTTAGTAGGGCAATGACAATGTTGGAGATTTATGAGAAATTGTTTTTTACACCAAGAAATAAAATTGGTTTACCAAACTTGCGAAATGTTGAGCAAAAAGGTAATAATTAATACAGGCGGGGCATGTGGTAAATTGTCGAAAGGCAATCCCTTGCTCCGCTGAAAAGGAAACTATGCTAATGCCAAACGAATATCGAACCGGAAATAAAAAAATGGATGAGAAGATTGAGAAAGCACTTCTTAAATATCCGCACAAAACAAACCGCCTACAAGTTATTACTCAAGTGGTTAATGGTATAAATGAAAAGAAAGCTCGAATTACTGTTGCAGAAAAAGAACTGAGGACCTACAAGGATGGCACACTGTTTGCAAGCCAGGGAGAAATGGAGCGGTGGGATTTACTTCTTAAGGTTCAAGCACAAGGGGAAATCCGGCATTTAAAAAGACAAGTGGTATTTATTTTGCAGAACGGTTTTACGCACCCTCAGTGGGGGAAAGTAAATCAATTGTCCTATGTAGCTGATTTCACTTATCTCAATATTTCTTTTAGAAAAGAGTATCCAAATCGACAGGTTGTTGAAGATTCAAAAGGCGGAATGCTAACAGATGTGTATAAAATTAAAAAGAAATTGTTTTTGCGAATGTATCATAAATTTCTATTTTTTGAAGTATGAATGCTCAGGTTGCTAAGATTATACGACGCTTTGCGGAGATTGAAAGACTGGAATATAGAGGATGCAAAAATTATTATTTGCAGGGAGATGTAAAACGCCGTGAGGCACATTTGGAAATGATGAAGTTAGTAATAGCTCAGAAGGGAGGTGATAGTATGGCAAATCAAAAACTTTGTGATAGACCCGATAAAACGATAATTGGACCAGACGATGAATATTTACCTTTGAAGGTAAAACAACCTGATGGAAATTGGTTGGATGTTGATCTGTGTGCTGCATGTGGAATGGATTTTCAAGCATTTCTTAATTCAAACCCACAGCGAACAGCTCCCGCAACACCAGCTGCGCCACAAGCGCCAGAGGCTCCTGCAAACACTGCAACAGCAGACCCGAATGCAGCTGATGCAGCGCAACCTGGGGGCTCAACTCCCGTTGAGAATCAACCAGGCCAATAGTTTCTATATTGGAAGTAGGGCGGTATTTACCCACTGTCTTACTTTTGAACTAGAAATATAAAATATGCCTAGGAAAGTAAAAACATATATAAGAAAGTGGTGTAAGAAATGTCATAAATTTGAAAAGGACAGATGTCCAAAATTAAAATAATTATGTTAGATACACGTAAAATACAACTGATAAAAAATGTACAAAACCTGCAGGAATTTGGTGGAAGTTTACGCAAGGCAATAACTAATGCCGGATATTCTCAAGACATTGCTGACAACCCGAAAAAGATCACAGACCGCAAATGGTTTAAAGAACACTTGCCAAGTCATGAGGAGACTTCCAATGCCATTCGAGAGTTGATGTTTTCCGGCCGTCTTGATCATTATGTTTTCCCGTTGTCGATGAGTGATGCAGAAATTGTAGAGTTGATTGAAGAACTCCCAGGGTGTAAAATGAGAAAGATAAAGCATGGTGAGACACAAACGTGGGCTTACTTTTGGATACCGGACAACAAGAGTAGGAAGGATGCTATCGATATTGTTTTGAAGGTCCGTGGTGATTATGCACCGGAGAAAATAACATTGACGGATCCTTATGAAGAGATGTCAGATGACGAACTAGATGAAGAGCTGCAGAAGCTCGAAGGACAAAAAGCACAGAGAAAGGAAAACAATGGACAACAATAACCAAACGCCAAAGCATGTACAGGTAGAGAATGCAAAGAAGCCTGAAAAAAAATATGTTATTTTTTATAACCTTGGAGCAAAAGAGGGCGATGCTCCTCAGTTTGTGACTGTAAATAATATTATGGAAGCATTTGGAAAAATGATAGAATTAAAGTCTCAGGGCGCAATACATATAAGAGTTTTTCAAGAAGTAGAATTGAAAGTTACTGTACACTAAGACTATGGCACGATCACTCAACAAAGCAATTTTAATTGGCAACCTCACACGGGATCCCGAACTGCGCGTCATCTCCACAGGCGCTTCTACAACCACCTTTGCAATAGCAACCAACCGTAATTGGACCACTGATCAGGGAGAGAAAAAAGAAGATGTGCAGTATCACAATATTGTTGCCTGGGGTAAGTTGGCAGAGTTGTGTAATCAATTGCTTACCAAAGGCCGCAAGGTTTATTTGGAAGGTAGACTAGAGAATCGTAGCTGGACAAATCAAGAAGGCCAACAAAAGAATAAAACAGAGATAGTTCTGGATGATTTTATTTTACTAGACAGTAAGAAAAATGGAGACGCAACTGAATAATCCTGTTGATGATCTGCAGCAACGCATACGCAGGATCAAGATACAGAAAATTAAAAGACGACAGCAGCAGCTTTATCGATATTATGAACCAAACGGCAAGGCACAAAAGTTTATTGAGATGGTTGGTTCTAATCGCTTTTTTATTAATTTATTTATTGCTGCCAACGGTGTAGGGAAGACTGCAACGCTTTGCAATATTCTTGCCAATATCTTTTTTCCAATCAATCCAGAATTCTTTGACTATCCACTCTACAATAATTTTCCATTTATTCCCAAAGGCCGCATCATTTCAGACACCACAACGCTTACCAAGACGCTCGTGCCAGAATTACACAAATGGTTTCCGCAGGGTAAATATACCTCGCACAAGGCAGACAAGCATTACGAATCTGTTTGGAGAACTAAAGGTGAGAATGGCAAACCTAACTTTGAATTTGATATGATGAGTTATGAACAGGACGTTAAGCAGTTCGAGTCAGCAACCCTTGGCTTCCTGGTGTTCGATGAGCCAGTGCCAGAAGCGATCTGGAAGGCTAGTATTGCACGTCTGAGGCGTGGTGGCATTATCATTTGCTGTTTTACACCACTTGAAGGATCAGCATATTTTTATGATAATTATGTAGTAAGCCCGCAGGTAGTGAGGTTTTAACTATGAGAGAATTGTGCATCGGATGTTGTACTGTTAAAGAGTTTTGCAAGGCATTCTATGAAGAGTGGCGAGGTTATCAATGGCGCTACTGGATGTGTCCGGAGTGTTTAATTAATTAAATGGATACGTTACTTTATATCATTTTAGCAATCGCAGCCATAATAGGAATAATATTTTTGGTCATGCTTTATTTAATTGTAAGAATTGCTATGATTGTTATAGCAAATTGGTGGTACGGAGAGGAGGCATATGAGTCCGGAAGTGAAACTTATTAATGATCAATTGAACGCAATCTTTTTCCTGAATAAAGAAGTGGACGATTTAAGTATCATGATTATAATTTTATTAATCCTAGTCATTGCACTTTTTATCTATTGGATCTGGTGGATATATTCTCTCAGAGCTCTTATCAGGCATACACTAAAAGTAGAGAAACATTTTCTCAATTCAGAGGTTTGGTATTTGCAGGTGTTAAAAAAGATATTTGAGAAAGTAGGTGAGAGTTCATGACAGGAGTTGAGATTCAATATTTATTAGGATTATATTTTGCAATCAGATCTATAACCTTTGCAGGCGGTAGGTTCAGTGCGAATGCATTTTTACTTATTGTTGGTATCGTGTTAATTGTAATGGCGATTATTGGTTATAGTCCAATACGTTGAAAGGAGGTGTATGGTAGTGAATAAGAAGGGCGGAAAGAAAGGCTCAAAGCCTCGACCAATATCAGGATACTAATGTCCTGGAATGCACTAGCGTTGTAGTAGACGTTGGTGTATTGGAGAACATTAAATTTTATGGATGAAGATCAACCACAACCTATTTTGGAGCGGTCAATCGGTCTTGTTGAAGCAGACATCGAAGAGAACTGCATACAGCATGGAATTCGTGGGATCCTGCAGCACTCTGACATCATGAAAATGATCGCTGAGTACGACGATGACGATAAGCAGGCTCGTATCTTTGGCAAGTTCCAGCATTTGACTGGACTCATTTTTAAATCCTACAGCCCAATTGTCCATGAGATCGAACCATTCGAGATCAAGTTTGAAGACTTCTGTGTTGTTGAAATGTTTGATTGCCACCCCAGAACTAACGATGCATTGCTGTGGATGGCAATTGATCGACAAGGCAGAAAGATCTTGTGTGACGAAATGTGGGAGAGCTACGATGGTGTTGACACGCTTGTTGCAAAGATCCGCGAGAAGGCAGACCGCTATCGTATTGTCAAACGATTACTGGAACCCGCTGCCTGGAATACTGACAAGCATACACAGTCAAACTTCTTTTCAGAACTCTACACCCGTGGTCTGGTGTACGAGCAAGCATCAAAGGAAAGAACGCTGGCAATTCGCCGGACCAAACAAGCATTGCATTACATTTATCAGAACGGGCAATATCAAAAGCCTCCGGAGCTTTACGTTTTTAAAACACTCATGAGAACCCGCTGGGAATTTACTCACTGGAAATGGTCAAACTGGAGTAGTAAAATGGCAGAGACAAAAGATCCAAAGGGTGTACCGGAGGATAAGGACGATCACATGATGGAAAATGTAGGCCGAGGACTTCTGGCAAATGTGCCATTCATTGAATATATACCGCCAGTTGTAGAGCAGCATTTGGAACGCCAGCGCGAACAAGCAGCAGTACTTGACGATCCTTATGCATAATGCATATAGTTAATTATGGCAGATGAATTGCGACTTAAAATGGACCTGACACTCAGAGAAGCGGCACTGATTAAATTCTTGCGAGATACAAATGAATTTACAAATGTTACAATTGTGAAAGTCAACGGTAAAATTGAGCGCATACGCAATGAAGAATTACGGACCATTAAAAATTTACAGGAAGAATATGGACTGTCTGTTGACAGTGAAAGCACTATAGACAAATCATCACAAGATGCTATAGTAGAGTAGGAACTTATGGATTACGGTGGCTATACCAACGGCAATAATATATCGCTTGTCAGAAATTCAGCAGCGCCAAATGCTTCTGGCATGAAGATGTACAACTCCTCTTATGACACTCCAATGGGTGCATTAATTCGCCAGGTTGAAGCAGAATATATGGAAGCAGATCGAGTCCTTCGTGAAAAGATTATCCGGTGGCAACGCAGACTCAAGCTCTACCAGAACCAGCGCCGCGATGAGGACGCAGTAGGCGACACGCTTCTGTTCAATACCATGCAGACAATCATTGCATCATTGTATACAGATCAATTGCTTGTTGAGTGGAAGGGTGAAGTTGAGGGAGATGACGAGGTTGCAGAAGCGCTGACACACATGGCTTCCTATGATCATCGCAAAATGCATAAGGACTATTTCGATTACGCTTGGGCGTGGGACACCTGTTTCTTTGGTCACTCAATTGTCTACATGACTGATTTTGACATGGACCGCAAGATCCCAATACCGGAACTCCAAAACCCGATGCTCTTCTTCCGCGATCCCACAGCTGTCTCAATTAATGGTGATCCGTTATCCTACAAAAATGCCTGCCGTTTCTTTGGTCGCTGGATCGAGATGACAAAAGAACAAATGGCAATGAATCCAGAGTTTAAAGATATTGAAATGGTACAGCAGGATCGCACAGTTGCAATGGATATTCAAATTAATCGACAAGCCTATCAGAATGCACAGGGCCTAACGCCATCGATGTCTGACTCATTTGGTGACAATAAAACCTATCCACTTCTTGAATGGTGTACACAATGGACGCCTCCAGGTGAAACGCAAGCCCGCAAATGCTTAGTAACACTAGCCAACAATCGAAAGAAAATTGTACGCTATCATGAATTTGAAGAGAATAAAAAGCCTGCAACGTGTTGGCCGGTCATTGACCGCTTTATGTATCCAATGAGTCACGATTGGGATGGAACTTCTGTACCGGATGTTTTGGAAGATAAACAGAGAATGAGAGCAATTCTTAAGAATCTGGCAATCAAATCGCTTAAGGCAGATCTTTACCCCATGTATGTCTACGATAAAAACCGCGTGAAAAATGAAGCGAACCTTAATTTTGGATTCAATAAATTCATAGGGATCGATGCACTTAATGGACAGAATGTACAAAATGCTCTCAGTCCTGTACAGAAAGCTCAGTTTAATATTTCAGTTTACAACTATATTATGGAATCTCTTGAGACAGATGCTGAGCGCTCCACCGCAACACCGCAAATGCAGCAGGGGAATCTTAACAACTCAAAACGGTTGGCAACAGAACTTAATTTAGTAAATCAAAACATTGATACTCGCTACAGTCTGACAGCAAAGATCTGGGGATGGAGTGAGGGATTGTTCTGGAAACGCTGGTATCAAATGTATAAAGATAACTTCATGCCGCACATTCATGAAAAGATTATCCGAATTGACAGTGCTTATGGATCTCAGTGGAGAACAATAACCAGAGACAACCTTACAACAGAGGAGGATCCGGACGTTTTTGTTGTCTCAAAGAATGAACGGGACGCGCAAGAACTGCAGCAAAGTCAGGGATTTGTCCAGTATTTGACATTTGTGGCTCAGGTCCCAGGCGCTAATTTGCGCTACGGAATAAAGAAGCTGGGTAAAATGCTGCAGTATCAGAAAGACGAGATTGAGCGCTTGTTGCCACCAACGGTTGATGAAAGAATCGCAGAGGATGAGAACGCACAATTGAATCTTAATCGACCTGTTTTGGTTCAGGCAAATGATGATCACGTAGCCCATTTGGAGATTCATGGGAAAGCAGCTGACACTGTTGCAGCATATGCTCATCGTAAGGCGCATATCAGAGCACTTGAATTATATAAACAGAATCCAAATTTACAGCCTAGCGATTACACGCAAAACCAACAACAGCAACAGCAAAACCAACAGCAGACTGCAGCTGCAGTATCAGCACAGGGTCCACAGCAAGGGCAACAGACCGGACCGCAAGAGCCAGCATCAGTTGCAGCAGTTGGGAAACAATTTATACAGGGTAAACAGCGCCAGCTTGCGGGGAACACCAGGCAATCAGCACAGAATAACCTACCAGCATTTACAGGTAACAAAGCAGGACTTTAATACATATGGTTGAACCGAAAGACTTGATTACACCAACGATTTACGAGAAAGAACTCAATTCCCCAGAGAGGATCCAGAAAGTAGTAATGGATTTAAAAGCACTTGAAGCGCAGCCTGGATGGATATTTATTGAGAGAATGCTCAAGGTTCACATCGATGCATACGCTGAGAAAATACTTAACGATGAAACATTGACCCAAGAAGCTGAGCTTGCCTGCAAACGTGAACGCGCATTCTTTTTACTATTTAAGAACCTCCCAGGCGGTTTAGTTAAAGATTTAATGAATCCGGATTTAATAACAAAACCAGAGAGTGAAGATCCTTATTGACAAATAGTAAATTACTATAGTAAAGTTAAATAAAGCTATGGATTACAGCGCAGAGAACCAGCAACAAAAAGCAGACGCGGCAGCTCAACAACAACAGCAAACGACACCTCCTGCTACAACTCAGACACCAACAACGCCTCCGGCAGATGCGGCAACAACTACACCTGCAGATGATGACAAGATTGTACTTGATGATCTTTTCCCTCCTGAAACTCCAACCACACCTGCAGCAACAACAACGCCTGCAAATCCAAATACTCCCGCACAAGCACCAGCAGCTCCACCAGACGATGCAGTAAAACAACAGCAAGAACTAGAAGCAAGACTTGCAGAGTCAGAGAAGAAATTAAATGGAACATTGATTAATAGTGTTGATGCATTAAATCAGAAGATTGACCGCAATAACCAGCTCGCATCATTCTTTCAAAAAGATGACAATGCGCCATTCAGGAAATACCAGGATGCTATCGTTAAGGTTGCAACTGATTCTCGTTTCATCGGACTTCCTCTGGACCGAGCAGTCGCCCTGGCACTTGGTCCACAAGCGATGTTAAAACTTGGAGCGCAACTGGCATCAGAAGCAAATACTCGCGCGAATGGAAACAGAACTGGCGGCAATCAAAATGCTAGTAGGGTAGTGAGTAGTGGTACTACTCCGGATTATTCAAAGATGTCAGATGCAGAGTTTAATGCAAGGACACAAGCTATCATGCGCGGGGAAAGACCAAATTAATTTTCCCTATTGACAAATTAAAAAATATACTCTAGCATAGTAATCGAGCTATCAGAAAAACTGAACCTCACCAACTAGACAAAGTTGAGTGAGGATTTTTTTTGAAAACTCAGGAAGAAACTTATGGACAATAATGTAGCAAATATTGCATATAATCTTAACGCGTACTACGATCGCGTTCTTCTCCAACCAGCACTCCCAATGCTTAACTATCTGAAATTTGCTCAGATTAAAGACATCCCAACAAACAACACTGACACAATTAAATTCCGCCGATACCTTGCTTTCTCTTTGGCAACCACACCACTGATTGAAGGTGTCACACCAGTTGGCAGTAAATTAACTTACGAAGTTTTGACAGCACAGGTCAAACAATATGGTGATTATGTTTTGATCACTGAATGGGTTGACTGGACTGTTGAAGATGCTGTCCTTACTGAAATAGGTAAAAGACAGGGAGAACAGGCCGGACAATCTCTTGACTCATTAATGGGTACAGCGCTTGCATCCGGAACTAATGTTTTGTACGCAGGTACAAACGTAGCTCGAAACACTATCGCAGCAGCTGACAAAATCAGTGAGACATTGATGAAAAATGCTTCACTCATTCTTAAAAATCAAAAAGCTAAATACATCACTTCAATAATTAACCCAACAGACGCTTACAACACAACGCCTGTCCCAGCAGCTTACATTCTCTTTGTTCATCCATACACAACCCGCGATCTTAAAGATGACTCTGGTTTCCACAAAGTTAAAGACTATCCAAACCCTGCACTGGCTATGCCAAATGAGGTTGGATACATTGATGAATTCCGAGTCCTGGAATCACAGCAAGCAGTTGTTTACGCAAACGCTGGAGCAGGAAGCGCAGTAAATGTGTACGCTTCAATCGCAGTCGCACAAGACTCATACGGTGCTACTCGAATTGCTGGTAAAGCTTTAATGAGTATCAGGCATCCATTTGGATCATCCGGAGCAGCTGATGCTTTGGATCAAAGAGGAACATCAGGTTGGAAAGCAACATTCGTAGGCGTCCGATTGTACGAAGCTCATATTTTGAGAATCGAACACGGAACAAGTAAAGGATAAATATTATGACAAGTTTTGCAGCAGGAACCAGAAAAGCAGTTTCACTTAATTCACCAGCAGGCGGATGGGCAGACTATTGGCAAGTAGCCATAGATCCAACCTCAATCGCAGCAGCAGCTCAGGGATCATTCACTGTTGATGTCCCAGGTGCTAAATCCGGTGACATGGTTTTCGTTTCAGCAGAAGGCCCATTGCACACAGAACTTTCTGTAGCTGGCGCAAAAGTAACAGCTCCTGGAGTTGTAACTATCTATCTTAATAATGACATCGATGCAACAACGGCCATTGATGACGCTTCAACGAATTTCAATTTGATGGTTATCCACCTTAGTTAATCTCATTCATGGACAACAATAATCAAGACAACAGTAGAATTACTCAAGATAATGTTCCAACTCAAACCGAGCAACCCGCTGCGCCTGCAGACAACACAGCTCCCGCAACACCAGAGCAAGGACAAGCATCTCCCGTTGGTCCATCTGATCCAACTCAAACAACTGATCAACCAGACTCTCCTGCACAGCCAACCGAACCAGTTGCCCCCGCAGCTCCGGTTGATCCAACGCCTCCAGCTCCTGAAACACCTGTCGCTCCTCAAGAGCCAGTTGCTCCAGCTGCACCACAACAGCCAACAACACCACCTCCAAGTCCTGCAGTAACGACAACGCAGAATCTTGGCACAACTGACAATCCAAATCTGCAGCCTTCACCAGCGGCTGAACAACCAACAAAAGGAGCGTACATTCCTCAATCAATGAATTCCAGTAGGGTAGCACGAGAGGAAACATATCAAGAAGATATGTTACAGAAGGCTCATTCAATGCGTGATATTCTTCGAGTACAACCGAAAGTCTGGGCTATGGTTCCATTACAGCCTGGCGAGAAACCTGGCACGATGTTGCCTGTTGGCATTAATGGCTACTTCATCTACATCAAAAAAGGCGTCATGGTACAAGTTCCCCAGCAGATAGGTGAAATTGTCTCCCAGTCTTTTAACCTCGATTATGACAATGGAGCCGAGTTTGATTTATCCAAAAATGAGGATAAACAGCGGGCTCTTTCATAATGACATACCGCGAATTTGCTCGATATATTAGAAAACAAACAGGCACAAATTCATCCACATTTACTGATGATGATCTCCTTATTTATGCCAACATCTACAAAGACGAACTAGCAAAACGCATTGTGCGAACCAAAGAAGATGTTTTTGGGATGCCAATGGTTATTGATCTAGCAGTCAATGACGATGGTTCGCCACAAAGAGAGTACCCACTCGATCCGGATTCCTTTCAACAGGTTAAATATGCAGAAGCAAAGCTTGATGGCGTGAATACAATTCCGCTTGACGAGATGGATCTCACAGGTTACACAGGCTCAACTGACGAGGCAGATATAGCCAACACGTTTAATAACACTAAGGGCGGAGCATTCTTTGATTTATTCCGTGGATCTATCTTTATTTACTCCGGAACTTTTGGTGCAGTCGCGCAAGGACTTAAGATCTGGACATTCCAATGGCCAGCCAAATTTACTGTTGATATGTTGAACACGGATGAGGAGATGTCAAACGATCCTAGCACAACATCCGCTGGTTTCCCACGTGAGTTTCAAGAGCTTCTGGCCAGGCGTGTTATTATTGCTAGAAAGACAGAAGGGGATAAGCCAGTGCAGCTTACTGATAACGAGCAGAAATATGAGCAGGATCTCGCAACAGCGCTTGATGAATTCTCAAACCACGATCCGATCTTTGCAGCATTGCCAAGTGAGAATCGATATGACAATGGTTTTAATCTCTAGTGTTGACAACATGAGATAAAAGCTATAATCTTAAATTATGTACAACCAGGAACTATTTGACAATACAACTTTAATTGCAGACGCAACCTCAATTCTTTTTAATTGTGCGAATCTTGCAGCTGTTGGTCTTGAGATCAAAGGCACATGGTCCGCAACGCTTCTATTTGAATATACTATCGATGGAGCAGTCTGGCATTCAATGCAGGATCTTATTACCAAACTCACTCAGGCAACAGCAAACGGCTCATTTGTATTTGACGTTTCAGCGTATAAAGCAATAAGAGTCCGCTGTCATCCATACACAAGCGGTACTCCAAATATCTTCTTTTATGGTAAAAGTACACCAACAACGCTTGGCATTAATAACGAGAATGTCGTCCCAGGAACGCCAGTTAATGCAGTTGCAGCAACGGTCACGCTTACCTCAGATAATACTGATGTGGCAGATGGTGACACAGTGACGATTGGCTCAACTGTCTATCGATTTAAAAATACCATTGCACAGGTCAATGATATTCATCGAACGGGAACAGCTGACACAACCCTGACAAACTTAGTAAATGCAATCAACGGCGCGGGGACCGCTGGCACTGATTACTTCACCGGAACGCCTGTGAATCCAGATGTCTCAGCTGGCGCTGTCAGTTCACATGCAACTGTTCTTACTGCAAAAACAAAAGGAGCAGCTGCAAATTCTCTTGCTTCTACAGAAACATCAGCGCATCTTTCATTCAATCACGCAACGCTTACAGGCGGAGTTGATGGGACGCCTGCAAATGCAGGAACGCTTTATTACGACTCTAGTTATATCTATACAACACCAGTTGCTAACACAATCTCAGGAGCTAATTGGCTTCGATTTGGTCCAGGCGCTAGCTTTTAATAATTAAGAATATGAACTATGTCCGATGCAGCAAATGTATTACACAAAGATCTACGAGGCGATGATCTCCATCCGCCAGGACCTCACACGCATGTTGAGGCAGATATTACCAACCTTGATAAATACTCCCGAGAAGAAACTGACGCACTTTTAGCTGCAGCTGTTTCGGAATTTTCAGGTGGAAGCGGGGGGTCAACACCAGACGCAACACCACTTATTAAAGGAAAATTAGCTTTGGCAGGTGATCTTGGAGGAACTGCGGATGCTCCAACAGTTCCAGGGCTTGCGGGAAAACAAGACTCTTTGGGTTTTACTCCGGAAAATCTTACCAACAAATCTACTGATCCCACACTGATTTCCAATTCAGATACGTTTTATCCATCAGTCAAAGCAATTAAGGGATATGTTGATACTGCAATAACTACAAGAGAGCCAGTGATTACAGCCTCTGTAAGTACAAAATATTTCCGTGGTGATAAAACATTTCAGACTCTTGACACCTCAGTCGTGCCTGAGAATGGCAATTTATATTACACAAATGGAAGATTTAACACACAATTTGCTACCAAAACTACAAGTGATCTAGCAGAAGGAACAAACTTATATTACACTGATGCCCGTGTTCGAGCTAATAGGCTTGATCAAATGTCTATCCCACTCAATCCTATTTCTATGAATGGCCAGAAAATAACAAGCGTGGCAGATCCAACGCTTGCTCAGGATGCGGCAACCAAATCATATGTCGATTCTATTGCAACAGGCTTAACGGTAAAACAGTCAGTTGTTGCTGCAACCACTGCAAACATAACACTCTCAGGGTCACAGACGATTGATGGAGTGACGGTAAATCCAGGAGATAGGGTATTAGTCAAAGATCAATCAACAGGCGCTGATAATGGAATCTATGTCGTTGCAAGCGGTGCGTGGAGTCGCGCTGCAGATGCAGACACCTCGCCCGAGGTAACAGCTGGCATGTTTATGTTTGTGCAGCAGGGAAGTATAAACGGGGATGCGAGTTTCGTTTTGACGACTCCTAATCCAATCACTCTTGGAACAACTGCGCTTACCTTTACGCAGTTCTCAGGCGCTGCAGATCTTATTGGAGGCGCTGGTATTGTGCGGACAGCAAATACTTTTGATGTCGTAGGGACGACAAACAGAATACTTGTTAATGCAGACTCGATTGATATATCTCCAAACTACGTTGGCCAGTCAACCATCACTACCCTTGGCACGATCACAACAGGTGTATGGAATGGTTCTGCAGTTCCTGTTGCAAATGGGGGAACAGGTGGCACAACTGCGGCAACAGCGCGGGCAAATCTTGGAGCGGTGAATATAGCAGGGGATACCATGACCGGAGCATTGACAGTTCCAAATTTGACAAACAGTGCAATGACCGCCGGATCACTTTTATTTGCAGGAACAGCTGGCTTAATGTCGCAGGATAATGCAAATCTGTTTTATGACGCCACAAATAAGGTTCTTTCTATTGGAACAAACACGCCAAATGTGAGCTCACCTTTTGCATCCGCTGGCTTTGAGATCGACAATAATGGGGGAGCGCATAGTGATATTGTGCAGAAGGTTGGAACTGGTTATGGCAGTCACTACTTTGCTTCATCAAATGGAACTGTTACTTCACCAACAATAACGACTGCAGGTAATCCCTTGGGTGCCTTGGAGTTTCTTGGATATACGGGAGCTGCCTACGCTGTTGGAGCATTCATAGGTGTACAGGTTGCTCCAGGTGGAACAATAGGATCGACCTCAATGCCAACAAATATTTTGTTTCAAAACGCATTACGTAAGCAGGTAAATACAGCAAGTAATGCGATGATTATCAGTTCTAAAAAGGCTATTACTTTATGGGGAGGCTTAAGTAGTGATCCAACGTCTGCAAATTTCAGGGTAGATCAACCAGTCGTAAACTTGCCAGGCTTTGTGCAAACGGCAGGTTCAACAGCACTTGTTGGTACTGAAACATTATTTACGAATGATTTTAAAGTGGGGGATACCATCAATGTGTCTGGTGAAACCTCAAGAGTTGTTGCCACGATTACCGATGACACCCATTTAACAGTTACCGTTGCTTTTTCAACCACGGCCAGTTCATTGACTTACACCACACCAGCTCGCACAGTCTTTACAGCAAGAGGAAATGGACAAGTTGGTATAGGTACAAGCACACCAACTGCTTTCATGCATCTTCCTGCAGGAACGGCAAATGCTACAACAGCGCCGCTTAAATTCACTGCAGGTGTTAATCTTACTTCACCAGAAGCAGGAGCAGTCGAATTTGATGGCACGACAATGTACTACACCACAGGCTCATTAACACGCCAGACTTTTGCAACAAAAGCCTATGTTGATGGATTAATTGGAGGCGGGGGAGTCTTGACGCTTGACTCAATGACGACCTCAACACGCAACGGGCTCACTGCAACAAATGGCATGCTAATCTACAACACCTCTCTTGCACGGGTAGAAAGCTATGCCAATTCTCAATGGACAGATATATCAAAAAGCGCAGCATCGATAACCATTGCTCCAGCAGGATCCGGATATGCAGCTGATTATTATCCGGATGGCACAGCTGACAACGTAGAAATTAACGCAGCGCTTACTGCATTGACTTCTGCAGGCGGAGGTCTCCTTTTCCTTAAAGCTGGCACGTATCACATTGCTTCCGTTTTGAATATCCCAAACAATGTCATACTGCAGGGAGAAGGAGAATTGACTGTCTTGCAGAAACCAACAGGCAATAGCACGAGTAACATTATTCAGAACGCAAACACTAACGGGAAACAGTAATATTGTTATTAGGAATTTGAAGATTGATGGAAACTACGAGGCTGGCAACATGGATTTTGCTTTCCATTTCTTTAAAGTGAGCAATACGCTTGTTGAAAACGTGCATTTGATAAATGCTTGGGAAGGGTTTGGGTCTGAGAATTGTGTTGATCTTAAATACGTCAATTGTGTGGGTGATGGAAACTATGACTGGAATTATTACGTGTACAGTGGAACCCGCGTCAAAGTTATTAATTGCCAATCCTTAAATGCAAAACATGGTGTCAATGAAGGATTTGGAATGGCAATGTATGCAAACAGCACTTATTGTGAATTTATTGATAATTATATTTATAACTGTGCTCACAACGGTGTTCAGTGTAATGCAGGCTCAGCGACTGCAGATTGTATTGGAAACGTGATCAGAGGAAATGTGGTTGTTAATGCAGGAAACAGAGGAATCTTTGTAACAGACGACACCAACACATTCCATCAGAAAAAAATTATCGTTGAAAATAATCGAGTCACCGGATCCGTTGATAAAGGAATCTACATGATCGATGCTTATGATGCCTTTGTTGCTGGTAATAAATCGTATGGAAATACCACAGACGGCTTGTGCTATGAGAGCTGTGTTAACTTAACTTCATTCGGCAATATCGTAGAGTCAAACAATGTGGGTTTGAGAATAGTAAATAGTGGCGCTACCGTTTACAGTATCTTTGATATTGTCAATTCAAACACAACAAACTTTGCTCCTTCCAATGCTACATCTGGCCTTATTACCTTTGGTCCAGGAGACATGACGCTTGATGGACAGGCTGCAAGAAAGATCAGTTTATTTAGAGAATTAACAGCAGCGACTGCAGGGCAGAACTTAACGATCCAAGCAGGAGGAGCAGTGAGTGGGGGAACAGATTTGAATGGTGGAAACCTTATATTAGCATCTGGTATCGCAACAGGTAATTTCTCAAGCTCTGTTAGAATTCAAACTGTTCCAGCAAGTCAGGGGACTGGTACGACTGATCGAACTGCAGTTGACACTGTTATTATCAGCACTGTAAATGACAACACTCGCGCTCGTATGTCTATTGGAACTGCATCATCTGGAATCGTTGATGGTATTACTTTTGGAAGTGAGCATGCGTATTCAATTATCCAGGCACGAAGGACAGCTTCAAATTCTGCAGGACAGACATTGACGATTCAATCAGGTGGCGCAACAACCGCTGCGACAAATAAAAACGGAGCAAATCTTATTCTTGCATCAGGTATCTCAACAGGAACCGGAACATCCAGTCTTGTTTTTCAAACTGCAGCAGCCAGAGCATCCGGAGAAATATCAACCGTTGCAGTGAATAATGCAGGCTCAGGGTATGCGGTCAATGATGTGTTGACCATTACCGGAGGTGGGGGATCGGGAGCAACGGTGACTGTTACAGCTGTTTCATCCGGTGCGATTACTACCGTTTCTATCACCACATTTGGCTCAGGATATTCTGTCACGACTGGCGCGGCAACAACGGGAGGAACGGGAACGGGAGCAACCTTTGACATTGTTACTATAAATGCAAATGATAGTAATCCAGCAACAGTTATGACCTTAACAGGAGGCGGAAATTTGTTTGTTGGAGGTACAACAACACCAACGGCAGTCGTACATCTTGCTGCGGGAACAGCAACAAATGCGCCGCTTAAATTCACTTCTGGAACAAATTTGGGAACACCACAAGCAGGAACTATGGAGTTTGATGGCAGTAGTTTCTACTTGACCGCAGTAGCAACTCGAAAAACAATTGGCTATGCAGATATGTCAAATCTTGTCCCAGCAGCATCATTCTCGATGAATAGTCAGAAGATAACAAACGTCCTTGATCCAACAGGAGCACAGGATGCAGCAACAAAGAATTATGTTGATTCTGTTGCTCAAGGGTTGTCTGTGAAACCATCAGCGATTGTTGCAACCACGACTACACTTCCTGCGTACTCTTATGCAAGCGGAGTTATTACCATGACTTCAACCGGAACTGTCACCATTGACGGCCACACGCTTGCTTTAAATGATATTGTTCTTGTTAAAAATGAAACAGGTGGCAACCAACCTTATAATGGTTTGTATATTGTTACGACTGCAGGTGCTGTTGGCGTTGCGAATGTTTTGACTCGACATACCTCAATGGATGCCACGACTGAGTTCTCAGGGGCATTCGTCTTTGTGGAATCTGGAACAACAAATGTAAGCGCTGGGTTTGTTTGCACAAATACAGGAAGCGTCACTGTTGGCACGACTAATATTTCTTTCACGCAGTTCTCAGGTGCAGGGGAGATAACAGCAGGAACAGGTTTATTAAAATCTGGCAATACATTAAGCATTGACACAGCATATGTTGGCCAGACCTCGATCACGACAGTAGGTACGATTACAACAGGAACCTGGACAGGTACAACAATCGCTGTTGCAAATGGAGGGACTGGCCAGACTTCTTATACTGATGGCCAATTACTTATTGGAAATACGAGCACTGGTGGATTAACAAAAGCGGCATTGACCGGAACTGCAAATCAAGTCATTGTGACAAATGGTAATGGCAGTATTACTCTTTCTTTACCACAAAGTATTGGTACAAGTTCAAATGTCCAATTTGGTTCTGTTACCGCTGCAGGAATAACTTCATCAGATATTCTTATTGTCACTG